TATAATAAATTAAAAACCATGTCTTTTACCGACAAGAATAATGTCAGTGGGGCTAACATAATTGCCCAAACTTAAAACAATTCTTTCCTTATTACCTTTAACTTCAGTAGATTTATGTTTCCATAAATCGGCGATATTAATCCACGATCCTTTTTCATTTATTTCATATTCAATAGAGTCAACAACTGGATTGCCGCCGCCAAAGGGTTTTTGTATCATAAAATTTATTCTAACATGATGATACCCAAAATTATTTTTGGGATCGGTGTGCTCATGTACAAATGCACCTTCACTATTTACACCAATAAAATTGCCGAAGATGTGTTCCTCATTAATGTAGGAAATGCCTATCAAATCATAACACTTTTTTGAAAAGTCTTTGACTATATTAGTTAAATCGCAATCAACAGTATTAAGGTTACAGTATCTTCTATTTTTACCATTAGGGTTTACAACAAAATCACCTATGTTCGTACACATAGCAAAATCTATTATTTTTTGTTGTAACCCAGAATCAATAATGATTGGCAATTTAATTATTTTCACTTAAAAACCTTGTTTTTCTTTCTCTCTTAAATATTCCTTGACGAAACCTGAACGCACCACATCATCAATAGTAAATCTGATTTCAGCCACATCTTCCATATTCTCCAGAATTCTCATTGCATCTTGAAAACCAGATTTCTCTCTCTTAATACTTAGGTCATTCTGATTGAAGTCACCACACAAAATAAATCTGCAATTTTCACCGATACGGGTTAATACTGTATCAATTTCATGGAATGTTGCAGATTGAAATTCATCAAAAATAATTATACTATCAGTAAAAGTCAAACCACGAAGAAAACTTGTTGTTTGAAACTCAACAATTTCCTTATTCATTAAAAAATGCCAGGCATCTCCACGACCAATCAATTCATTTGCAATATTCTTATACGGATCTTGATATACTTTAGATTTTTCTTCTAGTGTACCAGGAACGAAACCTAAATCTCTCGATGGTACTGCTGAACGAATAATAATAAGTTTTTTATAATAAGAATTACTGTCCTTGATTATATCCCTTAACGCCAAAAACATTGCAAGAAATGATTTACCTGATCCAGCTGAACCAGAAAGTACCAAATGTTTACCTTCATCAAATGATTGAAATACTTTTTCTTGTGTTTCTGTAATTGGGAGTATTCTCTTAATTGAGAAATGTTGCTTCTGTGCTTCTTCGGCCGCAGTCCTTTTTTTAATAGCCATGATTCCCTTTTATTGTTGTTATTAAATTATTCCCATTTTCTCCCTTGCGTCTTATGTGTTCTATGCAAGGTATTACCTGGAACTGATGCTTTGATACGGTCAATGACTCCGTGTTCAAAAGCCGGGTCACATTTCACTGTGCCTGGCACATTCATTCTAATCGGGTCTGACATTACATGAAGATTTTCTGGTGAATGATACCTCTTTAATTTTGGGTTATCAATAAGGAATTGGTCATATTCCTTATATGAAAAGGAATGTTCTTCAATCTCATTAGTTTCTGTGTTTACGAAGTCATATCTGGGCACATTGTACTCCTTTTTGATACCATTCTGGAATTGGTCTACTATTTATTTTTCCTGACCATGAAGCCAGTTTAGATTTATTTTTTATATAGTAGTTACGGTACGATTCCAACGAATTATCTAAAATTTTTACGTCATCAGGCATGGCAGGAGTCGGTTCAGTAAACATATGAACTTTAAGGTTCTTAGGATATGTAGCAAGAGCATTAACTAAATCATCACGTTCACATTTGTGAACTTTGCCATATCTAAAAGTATATTCTTTACAGAGCTCTACTAAAAGAGAATGTAACCAAGAATAGTTTGCGATACTTTCTCTTACCCAAATAGCAGAAGGATGATTTATGTGAGTAGCCGAGTAAAGACGAGATTCAAGAGAGGGATCGCGGCTATCGGTAAGTACATATACTTTCTTTTTACGACCAGAAGCACTGCGGCCGTCAACAATAGTCCCGTCAAGAACACGGTGAGCGGTTGAGAGTAGTTGAGCATATTCAAGAATCATCTTAATTAAATGTTTATCATTGTGGAATCTTGCACATTCCGCCGGGTTTTTTGAAAGATAAAAAATGTTCATAAAGTGTATCGTATAATAGTCAAAACACGGTTATTGTATCACATAGGATACATTTTGTCAATATTTCCAACCGAAGCAGAATCCATGCTTCTTGAGTTTCTTTAAATAATCTTCACACTTTTCACCAATATCTGTACGATAACCATAATCATTACCCACTTTAACGCCTTTTATTTGTTTATATGCCTTATCTTTTGCTTCGGTAATAGAATTAGCTACACCAGTACAAACACAAACATAGGTACCTGCTGTGCCCCATTCCGGTAAATCTTCTACCAATTCATCATCAATCATTTTCATTGTAGTAGTTAGTTTTACTTCACAAGGATGAATATCATCAATATTACAATCATCAGTAATGATGGGGAAATCAAGATAGGATTCCAAAGGTTTCTTTGACCAAGGGAAATCTGAGTTACAGATAACAACACCAACAGCAGTTTGTTCTTCTACTTCTAATGTATTCTTGCCTTGAACACAATCCAACATCCATTGTGCTGGGTCACCTTTGTGTAGTGCCTGTTGTATCTGCCACATTGGATAACCAGGCCTTGCTGTCCATTCCATTGGCCAAGGCGTTCCGTCCTTCTCATCCACGATACAGTTCACATCAATCATACCAACATAACCAATGTCGTGGAGTGTCTTCTCCATTGGTTTTAGAAGCATATCCGCTAACTTAGACCTCTTGGTGTAACGAATGACTGTTCCCATTTCACCAGTGTTTGGACCTTTTTCATCCACCATTAATTTCTTGTGTTCAAAACCTTCAGCCCAATAAGGTTCAAAACCACCTGGACCGAAAATACCAGTCACGGCGATTTCAACACCTGGTTTGAATTCTTGTAGAATAAAGGAAGCGGCCTTACCCAATTCTTTGCGTTTGGTTAAGAAACCAATCATATCTGCTTCATCTTTTGAAACATATGACAGTGACTTATCTTCTTCTTCACCTATTGGTTTAGAAACATAACGCTTTGGGTTTTCTTTGATAAACTTGATGGCAGCATCATAGTTCTTGAATGGAAAAGAGGGAATAACAGCACCGCCAAAATCCTCAATAACTTTTTGACCATACATACGGTCAAGTTCTAATTTGGCTGCACGCTTACCTGGACCGAATACTGGATATCCTTTCTTGATGTACTCATCAATTTCATCCATGTATTTAAGATTATCCGCGGAAAAGATTAAATCTGCAACATCCATATATTTTTTCCAATTGGTTACCTTATCAACAAGGCCTTGACCAATTGGTTCTGCTTTCTTGCCTTCAGTATAAAGTTTGACTGTGTGCCCTGCTGCAACACAACGAAGGCACCAGTCAAGAGTAAGACCACATGGGTCAATAGAGAGGATAAGCATTTATAATTCCCGATTAGTTGTTTGCTAGTCGGTTATTTATTATTTCTCAGAAACACCAATTCTTGCTTCACCTGGTGTATTATACCATCCAATTTCATATTCCTTCGATTCTTCTTGTTCATCGTCAGGAAGTCCAAAAGTTGTTTCTGTTTGTTGTGCAGTATCTTCTACAATATCCAAGTAACCATCAAAACTAAATCCTGATGCTTTTAGAAAAACACCAAAATGTTCCAATATTTCATATAGTGTAATATCTCCTTCAACTTCATGTCTGATAACAGTTTTCGGCATAGCACTTAAACCTACAACCTTATCAAATTCTTGAACAAAGCTATACTTCATTTTTACCCCTTCAACTTAGCAATCTTCTTAGCAATATCTTCAGCACTTACAGTTTCAAGTGCGAATTGCTTGAATAGCGTATATTCATCCTTTACCTTAATATCATACTTACCAGTTCCATCATTGAGGAACAATGCACAACCACCAGCGGCCAGTGGTGCAATTTCAACAACGTGTTCCAGATTAATAATAACTGGGCAATTCTTATCTACCGATTGTACTTCCACAAAGAGGGACATATTCTCATCTCCTATATTAATTACAGATTGTTCTTTTTTATTTTCTTCTAGTGTTTTTACAGATTTATCAAAACACTTTAGCATATGAGTTTTTAAATTTCCACGACCTCCACCTATTAATTTACCACAATTACTACATTCTCTTTTAGTTTCTAAATCAAATCCCATCATAAACTCCATAAGCTGCAACAAGAACTGCTACAAATAATAAAGACAAGATAATTTCAGATAACATCTTGTGTTCATAATATTTAGTTTCAAGTTCCGTGAAGTCATATTGAGCTAAAATTACTGCGGAACATTCGTCCGGGCCACCCATAGCCTTGATGGTCTTTTTAATCTCAGACAAACTTCTTCTAGCGGAAATATACTTAAATAATGATACCATATCAACACCCATCTGATCCAACAAATTTAATATTCCAGGGATAACCCGTAGTAGTCATCATAGGCTTTGGTTTTTGCATTACATCTAAACGGTGTTCAATTGCATAAAACCTCTTATCATATTCATCAAGAATTCCAAGAAGTTTGCCAATAGTTACATAACCATTATTTTGTTCGGTTGTCATATTAGGTTCTACACACTTGGTATAGACCTCAAACATCTTATTATAGATATATTCTTTTTCTTGTTCATGTAAATTACTGAAACCAGGTAACCAGGTTTCACACATAGAATATACAATTTGTACTTTAGTCATTTTCATAGTTCTAATCCCAAAGTGCGCGCCAGTGCTGGCCCAGCAGTCTCAACCCATTATCAATCTTTGCAGAGTGTGCTTTATAACCTTCTATATCAAAAGTGTGAGTATGTTTCGGTCCATGTTTCATTTCTGAATATTTTGATCCTTCTTCCTTTTCGAATGTGATGTCCATCTTTCCAGTGTGGAATTGGTCTTCCCAGTCACAATCAGGTTGCATCTGTTCTAGCGACCAGA